GTAAGGGGGTCGGGTCTATGACGACACTAATGTTGTCATCACAGGTCGGCAAAGCCGAGCAGTAGCAGAAGGGTAATTGTATGAACCAAGCGCTTCAAGACTTCGCCAGTACTGTCCCGCATAAGGAGGTCTTTGTGACCGTTTATGAGAGATATGCTGATGTTGACTCAGAGCTCAAGGGGCAATACAAGAACTCCCATGCTTCTGCGTATTTGAGTACATTAGACTTTCAAACCAGACAGTCCGTCATGCGTGGCTTCAAAGAAGTCATCATGATGAACGATATGTGGATGATTGTCTCTGCCGCGGAATTAAACCGCGCTCTGGGTATTTAACCACCCAATTGTACTTACTGCTCCTGGAGGAGGGGCTTGTCGCCCTTCCATGGAGAAGTAACATGTCATTACCAGCCTTTACTAACGAGGTAGGTTTCAACCAACACGTAACCCTTGTTCAGGGCCGTCAGGCTGGAAAATACTACGATAGTACTGTTAACGAGATTATCTACAATTATGGAATTGTAGATCAATACGCCGTTAAACCCTTGGCCACTTATAGTGACCACCACCGCCCGACTAACTGGTCGAGAGGTGTAGGGATGATGCTGACTAATCAGCCCTCTGCAAAGAGGCGATTGATTCACGTAGGGGAAGGTGTCGAAAGACACGTGGTCATCGACATGTCTGTCGAAGACCATATTACCAACCACTATGTGCCCTTTTCCTATGATGTAGGTAATCCCGGAGCGGATAACGCGTTCAACGCGTCCCGCACCAAAGCCTTAAACAAGCTTAAACCCGATTCCTCGGGCTGGGGTGAGAACATAGGACAAGGAAAGAAGACATGTGAAGAGTTAGCACGTGCGTCCATTAATCTCGCCAGGTTTCTTTTAGAAATGAGGCGTGGTAATTTCATCCAAGCAGGTAAATCCCTGTTTGGTATGAAAGGACGTGTTGACTTACGGTCTGGTCAGAAAACCGCTGCCGATATTTGGCTGGGTTACCAGTACGGGATTAAACCCCTGCTACAGGATATCCATGACCTTAATAAAGCAGCGATCTCGATCTTGAAGAAGCCAACACCTTTCAGTGTGGCTAAGACCGAGAGTGCGGTTCATGAAGAGAACTTCACTTACGGATCTTTGGTTGTTAAAGGTGTCAATGTGACGACCTTTCGCACTCAATTGAATGCGTTGATGATTAATCCGTCAGCATTCCTTCTCGACTCGGCTGGACTTGCCAACCCCGCGGAGATATCATGGGAGTTAGTTCCATGGTCTTTTGCCATTGACTGGTTCATACCAGTCGGTAAAACGCTTCAAGCGTTTACGTCGGGCGTAGGCCTCCAAGACAACGGTGGGTGGACAACCTCTCACACGAATTCGTCTCTCAACATCCATCAGGCTGTTGAGATTCCAGACGGAGACGCGTATTGGATTGATTCACCGGGCCTTTATGTCGAAAGACAGTTTGGCTTTTCTCGGTCTTGCTTTGTATCCTGGCCTATGCCGGCGATATACGCAAACGAGAACCCGTACTCTTCAGATCGGGCGTTAAACGCGCTCGCTTTGATGCGTCAACTCGTGTAGCAATCCCGCTACCGGGTATATTTATTGGTAATAAAGCCAATAAAGTAAGGACTGTAAACCATGCCTGCATTTGCCAACTTGGTCCTCAAAGACCACGCTGACGCTGACGTGACTTTCGTGCCTCACGATATCACGGGCAATGTCGCCACCACTGTCAACTCCAACGGAGTCGGTGTGGGAGACAAGACGGCGTCTTGGAGTCTTTCCAAGACGTCTGCTGGTCGACGGAAGGCAGCACTCAAGCTGACCGTTCCCGTTGTCCAGGATACCGTAATTTCGGGTATTTCGCGGCCTACTGTCGTTCGTGCTGCTTATTGCACGATCGAATTCAGCTTCGATGGTACCTCGACTACGGTCGAACGTCAGGATTTGCTCGCGTTCGCCAAGGCTTTCCTTGGTAACACGGCGCAGATCAAACCTGTGATCGAAGATTATGCGGCGGCTTTCTGAGCAGCTGCGTCGTCTTCGGCAACAGGCCGACGTAAGCGGAAACCTCTCAGTTTCCGATCGAGTCTTCATTGCCCTGGTTGGGGGCGCTATCATTTACTTGGTGGCGCTCTTAGCTGGGTGCGGTGCCGTTCTCACAATCTCGTTGCCGGCAGAGCCGACTTCGAATATCATGATTGGACAACCACATGACAACCAAGCGCAAGAAGCCTCTGAAAACAAGCTTCGAGCTTCCGAAGGACTTGACTGAACTCCTCATACAGAAGATAGAGGGCTTACGGCCGTCGGTGAAAGCCGATTACCTTAAGTCCGTCTTTCTATCAAAGTATGTATCCAAATCTACCGCTTCACCTTTGGTTAGGCGTAATGCAGCCATCCGTAAATGGTTGGCTGTTGAAATGGATAACGACGCAACTAGCGATCGACTTTTAATAACTCCCGCGGAATACAATATTTTACCGCGGGTGTCTTTCGCTGCGTTTACGGAGTGGTGTCGCGAATACATCCGTGATATCATCGGGGATACACCTCCTATTGAGGCCCTTATCGGGGCCTTCTCTGGAGGTGCGTCCACAAGTCGCTCACGTACTCAGAGCCAACCAAGCTCTAAGTACCTCGGAAAAGCACACGCCACCCTTGAAGGGCTGGAGTCTTTCGCCTTACTAAGCGATGAACTTCCATCTTGGCTAGGGGTAGAGAATTGGGTCCAACCGGATCTTGTTCTCGGCAACGTGATGTTTACCGTTCCCAAGAAAACCGATATAGACCGGGTTGCTTGTAAAGAGCCCGATCTGAATATGTTCATTCAGAAGGGTATAGGTGATTTCTTCCGAAAACGCCTACGCCGTGTCAGGATAAACCTTAATGATCAGTCGATAAACCGGTCATTAGCTCAACGCGGTTCGTTAACGGGGGAACTAGCTACATTGGACTTATCCAATGCTAGTGATTCCGTTACCGGAGAGCTTGTCGCTCTCTTACTGCCTGAGACCTGGTACACCCTCCTCGACTCCGTAAGGTGTCGAGTCACCATAATAAACGGTGAGGAACATCGGAACCACATGTTCAGTTCGATGGGGAATGGCTTTACGTTTGAACTAGAGAGTCTTCTCTTTTATGTTCTTACTAGAGCCACAGCCTTCTTTACTGGACGACGTGGAGTCGTTTCCATATACGGTGATGATATCATCTGTCCAACAGATCTCTCGCGAGACCTGATATGGGTCCTCCAATGGTTTGGCTTTGCGGTTAACACCGATAAGTCATTCTGGGAGGGTCCGTTTAGGGAATCGTGCGGAGGACATTACTGGAATGGAACCGATATAACTCCTTTCTATATTAAGGGACCTATTGAGTCCATGGACAGTCTCATTGACGTCGCTAACAAGCTTCGAAAATGGGCTGAGATTCCTGGGCTCAGTATTCTAGATCCGGATGTCGAACCTATATGGTTTTGGCTTAAAGGTCTTATCCCTTCATATCTTTGGGGTGGTGAGAATCTCTCATTCAAGTACCAGCTTGTCAGTAATGACATCCCAGTTCTTCGACTTTCGGAAAAGAAGAAGAAACGGGACGCTGGTACAGGTGGCTATTTTCACTGGTTAAATACAACCTGGGAGCGCACTCGCTTCATCGAGGAAGGGGTGAAAACCTCTACCTACACTCAACCGGCTAACGAGCCGTTAGAGTTGAAGAAGGTGCGTAAGCCAACGGTGCCTCGCTTGTCAGCTCACTTTCTTAAGGAAGTGAGCGGGTAACCGAGCCGTCTGGAGAGAACCTCCATAAATCCGACGATGTCGGTGGGTCACCATGCGAAATCATGGTGTTTATCTTAGATGC